GTATGGGTACTCGTCTGGCAAGAAATGACCGAAGCCTTCTGCCAGCATCTCAAATTCTTGTGTCTGAGCGTAGTAAAGACGCTTATGAATGGCTGACATTACCATTGAGCCACGTTCTAACAGCGCAATTGTTGTTCCTACTGCCGCCTGCTGGTTTGCATCGCCGACCTGCATGTCTGCAATGCTGGCAAGACGTCTACCGGCATCAACAGTGAAGCCTAGTAACGTAAATAGGGTCTGAGAGGGCTCTTTGTAAGGCAGTGGAAGCAGAGAACTAGTCAATTCTGCACCGCCAGCGTCAATATCACGCCATTCGCCGGGTTGAATCGGGTTATCGTCGTCTGCAATACGCGCACCCTTGGCTTTAAAGCCAGCAGGGAGGTTAGATAGCGTGCCTGCGTCCAATAATTGACGCAATGCCATGGTTGCAGTCTTAGAAAGGCCGCCAATCAAGTGAACAAAGCCTAAACCGTAGGCTCCGGGGCCCTCTACTAGCACATAATGGACAAAATATTCCCTTCTGCACTTGTATTCGTCGTTTTCCAGCCAGTTTCGGCGCACGCCGACGACCTGACCGCTGTTTTCGTCGATTGTAACGACGTAAGGTAGCTTAATTCCTGTTTCTTTGCCCTTTTCATCAACGTCTTCAAAGCCCGGAATGTCCAAATCGACCTGAAATTCCAATAAAAATATCTCTTCAGGCTCTCCGGTAGCTTCAACACCAGTAATACGGTCAATTGAGTAGCGAATATTGTCGTTAGAAGACGATGAAGACTCGGGTTCAATGGCTACATCAAGGTATTCACCCGCCACAACGCGCTTTCTGAACTCATTTTCGTCCATCGAGATGCGATGCGTGATGCGCGGACACTCAGAAATAACACTTGAGCCGTTATATGGGATGTATAAGTCGTCTGGCAGGACCAATCGGGACACCATTCGACCTAACTGCTCATCGTAGTAAACCTTTTTGAAGGTCGAACCACCGTATCCAGTATAGAAAAGTAACTGATCGAACTCCGGCGTGTATTCTTTCATCACCGTTGTGATCTGATAGTTCATAAAATCCTGCACGCGAGACGCCTGCTGGACCTTATCAAGTGTTTCTTTGCCTAGTGTCTGAGTTCTAACCGGACCACCGGCAGGCATCAGCTCTTTGAATGCCTGAGACTGGAACTGGACAATCGCCTCGGTAAGCATTGGGTGTACCGCGCCAGCGGCACCACGGAAAGGACGGGTTCTTTCTTCGATCTTCAAGCCTAATAGCTCAAGGCCCTTGGCATACATTTCTTCCCAGTCTTCACGAGAAGCACTATCCGCCTCGAACAGAGCCAGTAGGTCTATGGAAATACGGGACAGGTCACTTGGGTCAAGGACCTCGGCAAGGTTGCTGTAAAAATCTACGTCATTCTCTTGAGAGACTTCGACAGTAGCACTGCCGTCCTCTTCAAGAACAACTTCAATCTCAGGAGCCTCTTCTGAGATCGCAATGATTTCAGAATCAGGAGCAAGATTTACGACTTTATCGACTGCCATAGCGGTAATCCCTAGATATATCTGCGCTCATTATACACACGTTCTACGTTGCCGCCACGTTTGAAGTATTTAGGGGGAGGACCGGGATCAATCAAATGCTCTGGGCTTTCAACAGGTCGCGTCTTCGCTTTCTTAGCTAATACTAACGGACCTACTTGAATAACCTGTTCTGCGTCAGCCACCGGCATGCCGTCTGCCTTACGATAGAAATAGCTGTGCCTAAACGGATTCATGCCAACTTCTACCCAGTCACCTGCGTCAGGTGCAGTGCCGTCTAGTATGCTCTTAGCCATCTGCTCAACTTCTGCTGGGTCCATGTTTTTCCATGCACCGTTCACTCGAGCAATGGTTCCTTTGGGAGTTTTTCCGGTTGCCATGCCCAATGCCGCTTTAGCATTAGACTGGAAGGTTACATCGTCTAAAACAGCGGTTTGTCCATACGCAAGTACGTTACCATTTCTAACAGTGCCATCATGAAGCGTCACGACCCAAGTGTCATAATCTCTATACGCGGGAATATCTAGTCGAGAGGAGATCATTGTGCCGTCTGGGATATCTGTGTTTACTCCCACTATGCCACCAGTGTTCGTTTCATCCCGCTTCACTAGCGACATGGCTATTTCTTCGAGAGAGGGTCTCTTAGGAGCTTCGCCTATAGGAACAATAGGCATCTTGTCTTCAACTACCTTAAGATATTCTTGAGTAGTTATCTCACCGTTTTGAAGTTTTTTTGCGGCATCTTCAACTTCAGGCACGCGCTTCTGCGTAATGCCTTTATTAGCGTCGCGGTATGCTTTTATTTGATCTTCAGTAAGACCTAGCTTTTGTTTAGCATCCCCAAGACTACTTCCGTAGGTTTGGAAGAGAATCTTACCCTTATTATCTTTTACTATTTTCGGGCCTTTACCGCCCCTGTCAGGCACAGACGTTACTGCTTCTTCGCCTTTGCGGTAGGCGGAGTTAAGCTCGAGATTCCTTGTCCAGCCGTACTTGTTGGCGAACTCGGTTTCGACCGCTTCGATTCTGGGGGCAAGCTCCGTGACGATATCACGAACGACTTGCTGAAGATCGGGTCGTCCGGCGAGTCTACCGTCGTCCAAATAACCTTCGCCATTTACTTTCTCCTTCCAGTTGTTTCCTAAGTATCCTGTATCGGCGGTGAACCTACGTGCACTAACTGTCTCACCACCATCTAATTCTATATCACTTAGGGCCTTGTTTACAATGTTCTGGAAGTCAGTATTTGGCGTCTCAAGATAATCAAAGTTAATGATCCTAGCACCTGCTGGGTCGCCAATCGGATTGTACTCCCCGTGCCCTGCGTACTTGCTCAAGGCTTCAGCAAACGCTGAGGTTTCGTTAGGAGTCAGCGGACGACCTATGTCAATCTGGACACCGTTTGCCCTTGGGGCACTTAACTTGGCAACAAACTGTGGCCTGTGGTATCCAACACCGTCCTGCTTCATTAGAATCCCGCGAACTGCCGCATAAACTGCGATCTGATCGTTTGCCGCTGGTTCCATGGCTCCTTGGACCAAACCGACTTCACGGGCAAGTTTCTCTTTCGACCAGTTTTCTGCCTTGGCCTGTGCTCGTATTGCGTCCTCTCTGGCTGTTATTCCAAACTGTCTTGGGGCAACCACTTCAGTTTGCGTGCCGGGAGAAACTCTTCCTTCAAAATATCCCGGTGCCTCAAAGTCGCCGGGGGACATAATGCCTAGTCTTTGAGCAACGATATCACGGCCCTGATCGTCCAAGAATGCCTTAGATATAGCGACGTGGTAGTCGTTAATTACTTCGTATGGCGCATCGAAAATCTCAGGCATGTGGGTGTTTGTTCTGCCCGGTATTGACTCCCAACTTATCTGGGCCAGATTCTTTTCTGCCGCATCTGCGTAGTCAAACTTAGCTCCAGCCTTGTCCGCCTCTGTAGGCGTATAGGCAAGGGACTTCTGTAGCCAGAGGTTACGGTGTTTTTCTGGATCGTCTAGGACTCTGACGTTCTTGCCGTTTACTTTTTCGTAGTGCATCCAGCCTTTAGCTGTGGACTCCGCTTCGACAGCCTTCTTAATGTCTGGATTTTCCATTCTTGCTTTAAGGTCTACCCAAACAGCCGCCTGAACCTGTTGTGGCTCCCAGCCAAGGTCGTTAGCTATTCGTTTTATTTCGTTTTCAGCAAACCTGTATTGCGCGGGTGTTGGCACATCGCCTTTATAGCCAAAGGCGCGCATCATCCAGATATCAATAGTGGCCCCCTGCACTCGAGAAGGATCAACAGCCACCATCAAGTTTTTATAGAAGTTACCTGTCTTGACGCCATAGACATCTTCCTCTGGAGCGGCATCAAACATGGCCTGTAGCTTCTTGCTCATCGCTCCAGTGTATGTGCCTGTCTTAATCGGTTCCCCGTTTCTCCATTGGTTATATGCCTGTAGCGCATATTCAAAGTTGTTTGCTACTGGGGTCTGCGGAGAAGTAATGGCGACTGCCTGAATAATTTTGTCTGCGGCATCTACGTCACCGCCTACCAAGTCAAGTATCTGCCTGCCGCTTCGTTCATACCAGAACCTACCGTACTCGCCTTCTTTGGCAAGGTTCTTCATTGACTTAACGATAGATGCTAGTTTCTGTGGAGTATCGATCCCCTCCGGCGCGCCAATGTACTGACCTGATTTTGTTCTTGTCCTTCTAGTCACTTCAGCTTTTGGTCGATTGAATTCAGGGATGTCATCAAGCATCCTAGATGCCATACTAACTCGCCGTCCAATCCTTGATGGGAGTCCCGCTCCGGGGATGGCCCCCTGTTGCGCTAGAGCAGATTGTTGTCTGTAGGATGAGGCCAGTTCAAGGTCGCCTGCAAGTTCTGCATCAAGGGCTAACTGAGCTAGTCGTTGTGCGTCTTGACCTGAACGATATTCCCCGGTGCCCGGCGCAATATCTAAAATAAAGCCTTTAGGGTCTTGTTTGAATCCTTCGTACATCGCTTTTCCTACGAAAGAAACGTCTTCGCCAAGTTCCTGTAACGGCTGTTCACTCTGCATAATTTTTCTGCCGTAGTCCATGACGGTGCCGGGGATTTCTGTTGCTCCTTGTAACATGGCCTGCCCCCTACCTGCGTAGTCAGGAACATCATCTCGCGGCAGTTCTCGGCGGACCATTTCCTCTTCCATCATCTCATCGACTTTAGAAACAGGGCCACCTTCTGCAAAGCGCATTCCCTTAGTTGCAGTGGCCTTCTTGGCCTCGTCGTCCCACGTTATTGCCCATGTGTCAAAGTAGCCTTCCTTGCCTTTAAGCGTGAGTTTCTTTAACTCGTAGCCCGGACCAAGGTCTTTAACGACTGCTTTGCCGTTTCGTGGGATGTTATCAACGTACAACTGCGCCTGTGTTTGTTCCGCGCCCGGAAACGCTACAAACTTCTTGTCCATCTGTTGAGCGGCATTAACAGCCATCTTCATCATTAACTGCTGACTGGCCTTAGAGTTGTCCTGCATGCCGGGAAACGCTTCGTAGTAACCTTCATTTAATTCATTTATTAATTGTATTAATTCCCGTTCTTCATACTCAGCACTTTTGAACTCTGCATCTCGCATAGCTTTAATTCGCGTTGCTTCTTCAATTTTTTTGTTTAAACCTTCGTATTGTGCAAATGGGTTGCTGGGTGCATCGTCTGAAAAACTAGATTTAAGACTGTTATACACAGTATTCTCTAAAAAATAGTCCACGTTATTTAGGACATTTCCATATTGTGTAGCCGCATAGGATAATTTATCTTTTGGAACGGGTTTGTCCATCCCCATTTTTTTCAGCTCTAGTGAGACTTCTAGTGGCACTTTTGCCGATTTTAGTTCGTAAATCGCTTTCTTTAGATTCTCGTTGTAACTCTCAGTAGTCGTAGGAATCAACATACGACTTTTGCGCCGCCGCATGCCAATACCACCAGTAGGTGCACCACCATCAAGCACCCGATCAAAGACTGCGCTCTCAAGCACTCCAATGGTCTCATCAAAATCACGGATAATATTTTGTGTTTCTTCAAAAGACAGAAAAGAGTCCTCGGAGCCCTTAGGACCAAAGTAGATTGCTTTGATTCGCATGTCGTCCAATTTTTTCCATGCGTTTAAATCATAATATGGTTTTATTTTTTCTCTTAGGAATGTTGTGGCTCGATCTAAGCCTTCTTGACCGTAGAAAAAATCTTCTGGTTTAAAGGAGAGCTCTGGGTCGTCTAGGTCGTCTAGTAGTCTTACAATATCATTCCCTAAAGCATATTTGACATCTGATTTAAGGTTAGAAAGGTTAAGATCCGAGGCTATTGAGGCGTCACGAGCTTCAGCAAGAGCACTCCGCGCTGTTTCAAGGTTCTTTTCGTAGTCTTGAAGTATACGGTTGTCTTCTTCCGTAAGGACTTCTTTCTTGACCCCTGTTTTCCTAAGATCATCCATTAAGTCGGATTGCAACTCGTGCACATAGATGCCGGGATTATTTGTCTCTTTTTGGAACATGCCGCTATCTTCGCCCCCCACAGCTTTATATGGAGAAACGGGGGTGTATCGTGCAAACGCAATCTCATCGTGTGAAAAATCATGCTGGCCCCTGTAGCCGACGTTTAAACCTTCAGAGCTGTTTAACGTAATGGTTCCACCAGTACCATCAACCTTCACACCGATGAATGGGTTGTCCATCATGGAGTATTCGATGTTATCGCCTAGTTCGTCACTCGTTGTACCAAATCGATCATCTATTTTGTAACGCTCATACGGCTTAATGTTTACCTGATACGAACCGGGGTTTTGACGTTCGCTTAGAGCGTTAAGAAGTTCTGCGGAGGTGACCTTGTCGCTATCGATCATAGCAAGGGCATTGTCTAACCGGCCTACCTCATACGCCCTAGCGTTCTTTGATAACTCAGCGCGTGCTTGGTCCTTGGTCCGTGGTTGAGGGCCCATGTTAGCAATGCGCATGTCCATCTCACTGTAGAACGGCCTGTCAGGTGAGGGCAGTGCACTTAGCATTTTGGCACTGGTGCGTGGAGTATCGGCAACCATAGATTTCGCGGTCTTGCC